GGTATAATCCAGCACCAAGCCGGCCCATGTGGGTTGGCATGATGGTGCGAATTGCTCCGGTTTCGATATATGTGATAGTCTTGAAGTCATCATGTGCTCTATATTACTGGTTTATTTATACCGCGTCAACCTTCTTTGATTATTTTCGGCTAAATTGATGCAAGAAGTTGATCTAATGTGGTGTTCTCGATGATTTCCCGAGACACCAGATCAAAGTAGATATCGCCCCCGACAGCGGGAATCCTGTTACCAAATTTCTCCCAAACACCTATCAACTCCTGTGCCGCTGCGAGATCACTGAATCCCCGTACAGAAATCAATTGTCGTTGACTGGATTTTAGGATATCGATTCGACCACCATAATGGATACGTCCTTGTGTACGAAGTTCCAAGTTCTTGGATTCCAACAACGATTGGATAGTTGGATCTCGCAAAGACAGATGGATGTTATATACATCTTCGGATGACATGATATCTATGTCGATACCCGGGGCGATCGACCAAATTTGTTTAGAAAATATGTTCATAGTTTGTTATTTATACTGGTGATAGAAATAGCATCGATCAACTCTTGTCTAGGCTCTCCAACCACAGCTTGAGATCGCCGTACAGCGTGGCCATCACAGCATCGGCGCTGTTGAACAGCACCAAAGTGGGTCGACCACCGCGATTCCGGCACCAGGTCCAGGGCGATTCCAGGGCACGATCCAGGGCCAGGAAGTACCTTGGAAGCACGAGTTCGTGGTGGAGTTCAAACTCCCAATGCTCAAACTGGGCCAGGAGGAATATGCCATAGCCGGTGATGCTGAGCTGGAGACCCTGGCTGTGGAGATTCCGCCACCAGGATGTCAGGGCAGAATCCACTTGCCATTCTGTTTTGGGGCCAAGCCGTGCTATGGCCTCTTGGGTGAACTCAAGTTTGCTGGGCATTGGGGTATATCTGATCCCCGGACCGCAGGAGAACCACAGTGAAGTCCTGTGTGCGGAATTGTGTGTTGAGTTTGCGGGCTAGATTTATGGCATGTCCGGGATTGCTGAACGATACCTTTTTGTATTTGGGCCCGGGATACTGTACCAGGAGGTTATGTGTCTTGAGATTGATGGGTTGACCTTGATAGAACACTGCCCAGACGCCCGCTGCCGACAGCACCTGCTCGGTGCGGTAGGTTTGTCGATCAGTTTGCTCGACCAGTACTCGTGGTTTGGGGCGACTCATGATACAGTATTTATGCGAAAATCTACGTGTTTTTGAAACTACCGCCCGTGATTTCCAGCTCAATGACCTGGGGGTCTGATGTCGTTGCGGCTGTAGCAGTGGTGCCACGACGTAGATCTTCCAGGGTGGCCAGCAATCTCGTGATATCGGCCTGTAGATCTCGGGCATCCTTCAGGGGCATGTGCAGATCTCGCTGTCCCCGAGACTCAGTGGCTCGTACGAGATCTATGAATTTATGTATATGCAGGCTCATGTGCCAGGTTCTCCAGATAGCGGCGTAGTTCTTTGTCCGTGGGTCGTACTGAATAGTTATGCCGGTAAAAGATCTCGTAGCTGTCCGATCCGTACTTGCCGATGCCATAGAGATCACGGGCATCGCGACCATCCCAGGTGAAAAAATCTTGGGTCATGCGTACCAGACGTTTCAGTCGTACATTGACCAAGCCCAGGGGCCAGATCACATCTTGGATATCTTGATCATCGGCCATGTATAGATCCCAGGGCAGGTACCACCGATCCAAAAATACCGGCAGCACGATCTTAACTGGTTTCCTACCGGTCTGGTTTAGCATGATCACGGCCACCATGTGTTGCCAACACCAGGTCCGGCTGCCAGGCTCTGCAGGTAGCTGCTGCTGTACCATGAGGTCGTCACGCAGGGGTTCAATCATGGTGTCACACGGATTTGTTGTGTGCTTGTTCTTGCGTGGCGAATGGGCCCTGGTATTGATAGCGATCCAGGATGATCAGTTTGGGATTGCGCACGGTGCTCCAGCGTTGATGTTGCTGTATCTGATACCGGGTAAACAGTGGCAGGCGTCTACGGACGTCCCACATGGCATTGTGCACCCGGCAACCAGTGGAATAACCATGCACTTGGTCACGCGGTTGTGGGGTGACTCGATAGGCCGGTTGGAAATCGATCTCGGCTTGTCGCCGGGCCACGGGCATGTCCTGGAATTTCTGTGTGCGTCCATTGATACGCACCCGTAATCCCTGTTCATCGGCTTCCACCGTACCTACTTTGCGATCATCTTTTTTCAAAATCCAGTAGCGGTCGGCTACCACGGGTTTGGCTTCAATCATTCAACACTCCTTGATATGTGGCATTGAGCCAGCGACTGTATTGTTCAGCTTGCTCGCTGGCTCGATTCAGTTCGTACTTTCCGCAAAAACGCATGAATCTCACGCCCACTTGGCCCACGTCACGGCTCGCGATCTGCTCGCGAATACATTGATCCACGATGTCTTTGACTTCCTGCGGTTGTGCTGTGAGATCGATCAGCTGGCGGTTGCGCTCGTAGTCCACACCCACCTTGTGCTCCACGTCTGCGTGATCGGTCCAGCGTTGCAGCATGAGATTGTTCCAGTTGAATCCCTTTCGGTCCTTGTCGGCCCAGGCCTCCTGGAGACCAACGCGATTTTTGGTACCTTTGACACGCACCCCAGGGAACGCCGAGAAAACGTTGTCACTGACATCACCACGCATGCACTTTTCAAACAACAACCAAGCGGGATCACCTACCTGTTTGGGCTGTTTGGTTTTCTTGTCCATGATGGGGCGGTCGCGATCATCAAATACACCGCGCAGGGTCAGTAGCTCATTGGAGATACCATTGTATTGGTCCACGTTTTCAGCCAAGAGCTGCACGAAGTCTGAGTCCGAACTCACGATGGTATGATGGTCCTGGGGATGCAATGCGATCCAACGTGCTATGACATCGTCGGCTTCGGCTGTGGCGCAGCGGATCACCGAGCAGTTGGTACCGTTGATGAGATATTGGGTGAACGCATCGTAGGTCTCCCAGAACAGGACATCTTCCTCCTGTTCTTTCGCTGTGGCCGCAGCCCGGGCCTCGGCGCGATTGCGTTTATAAGGGGCATAGAAATCCTTGCGCCAGCTGCGGCCTTCCAGGGCGAAAATCACATGATCCGCCGAGAATTTACGGGCCACTTTGTTGATGGCACTGAGCGTGATATGCAGGGCGTAGCCCACTTTCTCCCAGGGGTCCGTGGCACGGAAGGCCACATGTCGGGCTCGGAAAAAAAGATTGGCTTGATCCACAAGTAGATATCGCATCATACACCTATAAAATATAAGTAGGTTGATATTGTAACACACAATCAACACCAAAGCAACCAACGCAACCTCTTGAAAACACAGGGTTATTCTGTTCGGGTGCGCAATGATTCGGCTAAAGCTACTCGCTTGCGGAGATTGCTGCTGGAAAAACTATGATCCCGGCTGTTGTAGACTATCTCAATACCACGGGCCACACAGATGTCTCGGCCGGTAAAGTTCTGGTCAGCATACTCCACGCCCAGGATACGCATGTCCAGGGGCAGGGTCAGCAGGATATCTTCTAGATCCTTTTCGGTCTGGTAAACCACGATCTCATCCACATAACGACATGCGGCCAGCTGTATCTGACGTTCCACTATGGTCTGGATGGGGCGATTTTTGGTATCAGGGCGATCTATGGTGGGATCGGTCTGGAGCCCTGCGATCAAGTAATCGCAGCGATTTCGGGCTTCGGCCAGCATGGCCACGTGTCCAGCATGCAAGAGATCAAATGCCGAAAATACTATACCGATTTTTTTACCTTGCTCTTTGAGTTCTTTGATGTGATTGAATATCATAATTTCAGTAGGAAAAATGTAGCCATCCGGGGATCGCTGACTTGGAGAAATACACGTCCATGGATGTGTCGCACTGACCAAGTGGATGTTCCCACCCGGTTGTGCAAATAGTAGGCTTTGTTGCCCCACAGGTTCTCAGCTGCCCGCCAGGCTTTATGGAACGGAATCGACAGTTCGACCTGGGTCACGACACTTCGCTCCGGCCGCCACCAATGTCTCGGGTCTGGACATATATGCCCGAATTGCGTATGGCTTCTTCCTGTTCCCAGGTCTCCATCACGACATGCCTGCATACATTCTGGAACCAACGATCCACGATTTCGGCGTCGGTATCCGTGGGTTTCATCATGTAACCGGCCTTGACCAACCGCGCCACGAAGATCTCGTTCCAATCCAATTCAAAATTGCCCTGATGCAGATTGCTGGGATCGATATTCATGCTGATGATCTCAACCCAGGGTTCACCACGCTCGGTGGCAAGATCTCGGGCACTTTTGGTGGGTGCTGCCTGGGGTTTGGAAACCTGTGGTTGTGGTTTTGGTTTCCGGAACTGTTTCTTGATAAAATCAAACATGGTCAGACTCCTTTATTTGCCCCATCCATTACCCCAGATGTCTACGTGCAGTCGAGGGCTGTAATAATAACCTCGTCGCATGGCTTCGTCGGCCACGTTGATCCTGTTGCCATCATAGACCGAGACCACGCCACCCACGGGCATCACATACACAGCGCCGTCAAATCCCGCGGCGCGGTATTCGCTCACGGCCTGATCCACTTGCTCAAAGTCCGAAGCCTTTTCCACCACGAACTTGAGATAGGTATGCCCGATATTGTGATATTGGCGCACCACGTCGGGTCGTATGGCATCGCTCCAGGACTCACCACTCACGGGCAGTTTGGCACTGACTGAAAACGTAAGATCCTCGCGCCGCCGACCTTGCCCGGTGATATGATTCCAGAAGTAATCATACAGCGTTGGCTGCAATGATTGGGTACCATTGGTTTCAAATGTTATGTTCCTGAGATCGCGCATGAGATCATGCGACAACAGTTCTGGATATGCGCGTTGCCAACCCAACAGGGGTTCACCACCGGTTATGACCAGATGTACGTGGTTACCGTTGTGTTGTTGCCAGCGATGGTTTGGGGTCAGGTTCAGCATCCTCGTGATGATCTCATCGATCTCAAGACTGGGGCTGAAACGTTTGAAACGTGGATCCCAAGATGCATAACTATCGCAGCCAGTTGAAACCAGCGGCAGGCTGTCAAAGGTTTCATATCGATCGGGATCAACAGCATCACGTTCTGTTGACATTTGCCCAGCTGGCATGCCAAATCCACCACAGGTAAAATTGCAGCCAAACGTTCTCAAGAACACCGAAGGTACGCCAACGAAACGACCTTCGCCTTGAGCTGAATAGAATATTTCCGAGATTTTGATTTTCATAGTGCTAGTATATAGGTCTTGTGGGCGGAGATCAACTATTTCACCACCATTGTTCCCAGGGAAACACGATCCACTGCGGATCTTCCAGTTTGTTCACGGCCAACGCGGCGTAGTCCACAGATTTGAAATTGCTGGTCTCATTGTTGACCAGCACGGCGAATCGTACATTGTGATTCCAGACCCTGTCCCAGGCTTGGGTTTCCCGGGGTAGACAGCTGGATTGCCAGTCATTCTGTATCCATGCAAAGGTAGCACCACTGTCGTTGATGTCGTCCACGATCAGGATGTTTTGCCGCAGCGCCGGATCCCAGCGACAGCCCTGGATGGGTTGGTTCTCTTGGTCGACATAGCCAAATGCTTCTTCGGCCATCCAGAGGTTGCTTTCGCAGTCTCCGCCGTCGCGCAGACTGACCTTGAGGCTGTGCATGGGCACTTCGAGATATTGGCTGATCATCACAGCCGGGGTGAGTCCGCCACGGGCAAGGCCCACCACATAGTCAGGACGCCAGTTCTGTATCTGCATCTGTCGGCATAGCTCTTGGGTATAACTGCATACATGTTGCCAGGTCAAATTGTTGCGTTTCATGCGTGATCTTTCAAAAATCCAAAACCAAATGACTACCGCGCCGCGTCCATACCGAGTGTGCCTGTTGGCTCCAGTCGTCATAGAGTGCGTCATCTACCAAACGACAATGTTCCTGGGGGCTGGCATCCCTCCCCACCCAGATGGGGTGATAGTCAGGCCAATTGACCACTATGAATCTGCCCCGGAACTGCTGGCGTATGGCCAGCCATACCGGATCAAAAGCCTCTTGGGGTATGTGCTCCAGGCTCTCGACCATGAGTATGGTATCAAACGTGGAGAGGTCCAGTTCCTCCAGCGCCTCTTGGATGGGCTGGTTTACGGGTATCACGGGCTCTAATGATTTACCAAAATAGTGATAGGCAGTGACACTGTACCATCGGGCAGCACCGGCACCCATCTCTACGCTGACCACGTCTATGCCCATGTGTTTGAGCACCGTGGCCACTTCTCCACGCCCACCACCAATCTCCAGCACTCGCCGGGGACGCCGCCGCGCAGCACTGTTGAGCCACGACATCTGTTGGTGCACCAGGGACTGGTTTACGCTTTCGCCACGACCGTTGGCATCGTGCTCGAATACCTGGGGCCAGGCCGCAACCAGTTCATCCCAGGTGATACCATGTGCATAGCCAAGCCCGGCCATGGCGTCGCCGAACTTGAGGCTACGGCTGCGCCAACTGGCGATACCATCGGCCTTGTAAAAATATTCAAAGTCATACAGCTGATTGGATGTGTTGGCGACCGGCTGACCATTGGAATCCCGCTTGAACTGCATCATCTGTCCGTTGGTGTCGTTTTCTTTCAACCGCTGCCAGGGATCCTGCGTTCCCGATCGCACGTTATCCCACCAGGTAGTATCTATGCCCCGGCTTCGCATGTATTGTGCCAGGCGCTCGGTATCGACCATGCGTCTCTGTTCCTGGCTGACATGATGGAAGTCACGCGGGTTATTGGGATTGCCCTCAAACACCTCGCGTTCCTGATAGGTAGAATCGTTGTTGTTGCCGGTGAGATCGAACCGATCGTGCAGCACATGGATATCGATACGCTGGAAATTGTCCAGCATGTAGGCCTGCTGGCTCAGCCAAGCATCGGTGAGATTGTGCGGGCTCAAACATCCATCAAGGACATCAAACCATTCTCGCGGAACGATGGGAAAGATGCTGTAGGGGTGATCATGATGGGTACGCACCGACAACAGGCGGAACTGACCAGTGTGCTGGACTATGAGTTCATCCCAGTCCTGAGTCTGCATCACAGCATCATCATTCCAGAAAAACAGCCAATCACTATCGCTGCGAGCCGCCAGACGATTCACGTATTCGTTGAGCTGTGCATAGCCCAGGGGTTCAAATACCAGTGCTTGATAATTGATTCCACGCTCCACCATCCAGGGGCGTATGTGATTCATGAAATAGGTCTTGCCAGCTTCGTCGTCGCGATCAAATCCCAGCAGGAACTGCACTCGGCGCAGGTCTTGAGCCAAGTCCACCAGCGAACGCAGACTGCGATCCAGGGCATCGGTCCTGGCTCGCGTGGGTAGCAGCACAGCTACCTGATAGCGATGATCACTCATCAAATTCACCATCCTCACGATGACCCACGCGCATGGCCATGTTTGAATCAGTTTCGCGCACCTCTACTCGGCTACACCAGATACGCGCAGCTTCGGCAGCACCATAGTTGGGCAAGAAGATAGTGTTGATGTATTCATAGAGGAAATCGGCGATACCTTCACAGCCGGTCTTCTCAACTTCGGTGATCTTGGCCAGACCCAGCTGACCTAGGCGCAGTAATTCCTCGCGCTGGGGGTCGTCTTGGGCCACCAGCAGGGTATGATCGAACCAATCTTCCAGGTTGGCCTTGAGTGGTTTGAGCCCACCAAAATCCATGCACCAGTTTCTAGCATCCAGGGTATCACATTCAAACTCAAAGTGGAAACTCAGTGCGTATCCATGGATGAGGTTGCAGTGACTATCGGCGCGCCACTGACGGTAGGCCACGGGTCCGATTTGTCGGTAGGTTTTTGTGCTGATGTATTTTGCCATGTTATTTCTCCTATGTTAGATTGTAGCATAGGCGGCAGAATTTAGTAAAGCGGGATGACGCCGAGACCGCTGCGAATCACCGATCCGTCGGAGCCGGCGAGCACTTGAGATTTCGGTCACAGATTTCAAAACTACCATTCTGTGTATTCATGCGCACGATGTGATTCTCATAGACCGTAAAAGTGTATTTGGCATTATCCACTGCGGGCATGGTCACTTGGTAACCCAGCAGGGCCGTCATTAGTGCAGTTAGTAATAACATTGTTACTCCTTGATTTGATTAAC